GTGGGCGTCGGCCTTCTCGCGGGCGTCGGCGGCGGCCTTGAGTTCGTCGCGCTCCTTCTCCAGGCGCGCGATCTTCTTGTTGGCCTCGTCGGGGGACGCCTTCGAGGCCTCCTCCTTCGCCTCGTCGCGTTCCTTCTCGACCGCCGTGACGGTCTCGAGGGCCTCGTCGCGGGCGTCCTTGGCCTTGGCCAGGTCGGCGCGGATGTTGTAGATCAGGCGCCGGAGCTTGGACTTGTCGATCTCGGCGTCCTCGCCGCCCTCGGTCTCCCACGGAGCGCGGAAGTTCTCGTACGTGCCGAGCGTTTCGATGTGCTTTGCCACGGACCCTCCTAGAGTCTGCGCGGCGCCAACCCCTTGGAGGCGCCTGTTGGCCACTAGACTATCACGCGGCGCGCAGGCCCTCGTTCGCCTCGGCGAAGGTGAGGTACTCCCCGGTCTTCCTCAGGTGGTCGTAGCCGCGACGGAACCGCAGAGCCGCGTCACCCCCACCGGCGCCCCACATCGACCACATGTCGGCGAAGGCCTTGGTCTTGTCGACGAGCGGGTCGTTGTTGGCGTAGACCGGCTTGAGTGAGCAGCCGCAGTTGTCATGGACCTTCGCGTCGCCGTTGCCGGTGAAGCGGGGGTCGGACTGGTCGAACGAGTCCTTGCTGAACGCCCGGTAACTCAGGCCACGGCTGGCCAGCATGGCGCAGAAGAAGCAGGGGTCCTCGCGGGTCACGCGGACCCATCCGAGCGCCACTCGGTCCTGCTCGGAGGCGTCCTTGATCGTCTCGCGGCCACCGGCCTGGACATGCCGGACGGTCGCCGAGATGAGAGCCTTCGTGGTCTCCTGCTTCGCCTCGGCGAGCATCGCCCGGCGCTGCTGGGGGCCGACATCGAGGCGGTCGATCTGACGGGCCTTGTTGGTGTAGGCGTACGGGCCGACCGTGAGCAGGCTCTTGCGCACCCCGGCGTCGATGACGCCCTTGGCGGGGGTCGGCAGGAATGGCTCGGCGTCGGGCACCTCGAGTCGGCGCACGGTGGCGAAGAAGCGGGCGGCCGAGTCTGCGCCGTCGTCCGAGGAGCGGATGATGCGCGGGATCATGAGCTCCAGCCAGGCCTCGATCGAGGAGGGATCCTCGACGTTTACACGGCTCTGGTAGTAGAGCGCGACGAGCGCAGCGTAGCGCGCCGCCTGGCGATTCTGCTCGGCCTTGAAGCGAGCCGTCAGGGTCGCCGACGCGGCGGCCTGGGCCTCAGTCAGTGCCGCCATCGTTCGATCCACCAGTGCCCTTGTCGGGCTCGTTCTGCGGCGCGGTCTCGCCGATCAGTTCCCGGAGGAGCTTCTCGATGCCGCCGCTCTCGACGAGCTCCTTGGCTCGCTGCACGTCGTCATCGGTCCAGCCCGGGACGCGCTCCCAGAGCATCTCGATCGGCACACCGAGGTTGGTCGCCAGGAGTCCGAGGGCGTTGGCGGCCTGCACCAGCGAGCCGGACTCGGTGTCCTTCCAGCGGACCCGCAGGTCCCAGGAGGCGGCCGTGACGTAGTCGCCCTCGGCCATGGCGCACAGACGTGCCATCTGCTCATGGAACTCACCGGCGTTCTGCCGGAAGTCGAATGAGCGGCGCTGCAGGCCCTCGGTCGCGGCTGCAAGCGCCTCGGCCTGCAGGTTGCTCGAGAGGCCGAGGAGGTGATGCGGGGGCATCTGGGCGATGGCGCTCAGAAGCCGGAGGTCGTGATCGGTCGCTGCGATCTGGGGCTCGAGGCTCCCGCCCGGCAGCGTGCCGAACTTCGTTTCCTTGTCGGTGCTGACCAGCAGATCCTCGACCCGGAGCTTCAGCGCCTGCGCTGCCTGCTCGGTGCGAGAGTCGGGCTTGGCCATCCCGGCGATGTAGCGGACCTGCCAGGCGCCGAAGCGCTGGTTGATCAGGCGGTCGAAGGTGTCCTGGTCGATGCGGCGAAGCAGCGGCAGGACGGGCTCGATCGCGCCGCGCGTGCGGCCGTCGAGGTCGATCCAGTTGGCGCAGCGGGCGACCGGCGGCACGGGCATCCCGTGCTCGACATGGTCGATGTACTCCCAGTCCTCGGGAGTGGCGCCGTTCCCCTTGCAGGAGAGGTTGTGGACGACATAGGCGTCGTAGATCTTCACGAACCAGCCCGTCTGCATCAGTCCGAGGCTCTTGCTCTCGTACCGCTCGTGGGCCTCGATCGCGATGACCGGCCACTCCTCGTCGTCGTTCTCGTAGAACGCGGACATGGTCTCCGCGCTCTTGCCGATCATCTTGCTCATGGCCGATCCGGTCAGCGGGTCCACACCTGGAAGGACGACGCCGTACGCCACGGACTGGCCGATTGCCCCCCGGTGGATGGCGCCCTGCTTGGAGCCCCATCGGTTCCGGCGGAAGGTGTCCCAGACCGGCAGGACTCCAGAGAGCCCCGGCTTGGAGATCCCCTCGAGGACCGCCATCTGGGAGAGGGTGGTAGTGAGTAGCCCGGCGAAGTTGTTGGGCGACAGGCCACGGAGGTTCTCGTACTCCGCAGTCGTCTCCTTTCGCGGGGCGAAGGGGCGTCCGAAGCCAGCGTCCTCCGGGTCGAGGTTGTCCTCGGAGTAACTGTACTGCTCGCCGTTCATCCACGCCCCAAGCATCTTGGCCTGGGCGCGCGAACGGAGGAACGACGGGAAGTAGTTCACGGCCATCTCGATGACCGCGCCCTGCTTCATGAACTTCGACGCCACGGATCCTCCTCTGGAGTGTGTCACTACATGGACTAGGGTAGCAGAAAGCCGGGCTCCCCCCACCTGGGAGCCCGGCTCTCGACTAGTGTACCTCAGATCAGAGGGTGCGGATGTCGAACCATGCCTCGACGAGGTAGTGGTCGCCGTAGAGCGAGAAGCTCTTGTCGCCGAAGGCGTTGGCCCAGACCGGCTTCACGCGAACGTCGCCCGGCGAGGAGGCGATGACATCGATGTTGTCGTGGCCGGTGCTCGGGTACTTCTTGAGGCGGTCCCAGACCGAGCGGAACGGGCCACCCATGAAGGTGTCCTGGACCCGGTCGACGATGTTCTGGTCGCCGCCGTAGAAGATGAGCCAAGCACCGGCGCCCTTCTCCTTCGCGAACTTCCGGATGGCGTCGTTGAGCAGGACGTTCTGGGAGTAGCGCAGGTCGCCCTTCTTGCGGCCCTTCGTCTGCATGTGGCAGGCCATGACCGTGACATGGCCGAGCTGGCGGTTGAAGAACGAGACCGCAAGGACGCCCTTCTGGGTGTACTGACCGGCCTTGCCGTTGAGCACCTTCTTGTAGTAGGTGTCCCAGCCGGAATGGATGAGATCCTCGCGCACGGCGACCCAGGAGTCCTGCGAGGGGTGGAACCAGAGCCGGTAGCCGTACTTCTTGCAGGCGGCCTCGATGGCCCGGAACGACGGGCTGTCCTTCGGCCATGCCTCGGTGCCGGTGATCCACGCCGCCTTGACCTTCGCCTCGCGGGCGAAGACCTTGTTGATGTCGTGGATCCGCTGGGCCTCGGTGTCCTGGACCTGCAGCGAGATGTGGGCGGTCTTGACGCGCACGTAGCCCTTGGCGGGGCGCCCGGGGACCTTCGGAGCGGGCTTGGTGGCGGCCTGCTTGACGGCGCCACTGCGGATCGCGCGGATCTCGTTGTTGACCATCGTCAGGAACAGCGCCCACGGGAAGTCCCGGGGGTCGGTGTGGGTCGTTCGGCCGAAGGCGAGGCGGCTGTCGTTGTGGCCGTAGATGCCGTGGGGGCCCCTACGCTTGAGGTCGGAGATCGACGGGCGCTTCGCCTCGATGCCGTAGGCGAGACAGAGCTCGGCGACGAGCCGCGCACCGCGCTTGAGGATCGCGACCGAGTCGGCGTCGGACCAGCGGCTGGCCGGGCCCTTCTGCTCGTCACAGAACTCGACGGCGATGGTGCCGGTGTTGTAGCCGCAGTGGTAGGCGACCGAGTGGTCACCGACGGTCTGGATGACCTCTCCGGGGTCGACGACGTAGTGCGCCGACGTCACGGGCGAGGTGGGGCCGTGCCACCAGTTGGCGATGTTCCGGGCAGTGCCCCGGTTGTCGCTGGACACGGTGCCGTGGAGGACGATGCCCTTCGGGGTCTGGCGGCCACCGCGATGGCGCGCAGAGATGAACGGGGGGCTGGGGGGAGCGAACTTGGTCGCCACGATTCCTCCTGGGGGTTGCGGACCTTTGACTCTCAAGGGTACACCTCAGTACCAGATCTCGCCGGGCTTGTCGACCTCCTCCTCCTCGTGCCCGTTCAGGACGATCCGACGAAGCATGCGGGCGCCGACCAGGCAGACGGCGGCGTCGATCTTGCGCGGCGAGTCCTTCTGCTCCTTCGCCAGCGAGGTTCCCCAGCCGCGCGGGTCGTAGTGGTTGATGGCGTTCTTGAGGTGCTGCACGAGCACGGGGTGGCCGTCGAAGGCGAAGGTCGGCTCGAACTCCTCGATGTCGTTGAGGTTCTCGAAGTCCTCCACGGTCTGCTCGGCGGCCGAGATGAAGACCTTGGTCCGGTCGCTCGAGGACATGTCCCAGTTGATCGCGTGGGAGCGCAGACCGGTCTTGACCGGCCAGTGCTTCGGGTCCAGGAGGTGCTTGTACTCGCGCATCCACTTGTCGAGGAAGGGCATCCAGTACGAGGACTCGTTCTCCTGCCCCTCGTTGTCCTTCGCGTGCGAGGGGTCACCCCAGAAGGCGACGACGGTGAAGCGCTCGAACATCTGCTTGACGCGGCGGTCGACGGCGGTGCGCGGGGCCAGCCAGGTCTTGCCCTTCTCGAGCTTCGGCTTCGCCCAGACGCCGATCAGGAAGCAGTAGCCGTCGGAGAGGCGGCATCCGACGATGGCCGTGGAGTCGTCGCTCTTCGAGCCGTCGAAGAAGGCGACGATCGGGTCGTTCTTCGAGACCGGCTGCCAGCCAGCCTCCAGGATCAGCGAGGGCTCGGAGAGGCCGCGCCGGAGGGCTCGTACGTCGGGGTCGATGGCCAGAGCGACAGCGTCAGGGTGGACCCAAGCGTCCTCGGAGGCCGTGATCTGGTTGTACCAGAACCGCCGCGACCGGGAGGCCTTGTTCTTCGGGTTCAGGATGGAGGACGTAAGGTTGGGGATGTCCAGCCACCAGGCGCCGCCACGGACGGCCTCGAGGATCCGGCCGATGTACTTCTTCGTCAGGCGCTCCTTGACGTCGGCGTCGATCGGCTCGATGCCACGGCGCTCGGCGTCCTTGTGCTCGTCAGGGAACGGCGGCCGGAGCCGGGCGTCCTTCGGCGCCTCGAGCGTGTCGTACATCGTGTCCTGCTTCCACCCGGCGGCGGTCTGGGTGTCGTAGGCCTCCCGCAGCGCTCGGCCGACCGACTCCTCGGAAGGCTCATAGGCGTTGGTGATCGCGAGGGTGCGCGCGGCGCCGCCCTTCGCCTTCGTGGCGTTACGCTCGATCGCGTCGTACATCGCGATGCCGTCGTTGGTCTTGATCCACTGGTGGGGCTCGTTGACGATGACCAGGGTCGGCCGGTTGCCCTCCAGGGCTCGCGGGCTAGAGGTCACGGCCTGGATCTGCTTCTTGCCGCCGTAGGCGTAGATGACCTCCTTGCCGATGTCGATGCCGTGCTCGGCGATGCACTCTGCGGTGAACAGGCCACGGAAGAGCTGCATGGTGTTCTGGG